AAATTAAAAGTATTTCAAGATGATGAAACAAAAGATTATCCGCCATGTGTAATTAATTTTATGAAAAATAAAGTTAAAAAAGGTGAAGGTAGAAATGATGCAATGTTTAACGTTGCAGTGCTTGCTAAAAAAATAAATCCAGATCCAGTTATGTATCAAGATTGGACTAGAAAAATGATGAATAAAGTTTGTACTGAAGATTTACATCCAAAAGAATTAGAAAACATATTTAAAGGTGTTGAGAACAAAGAGTACGCCTACAAGTGTAAAACATCAATCGCTAGAATGCATTGTTCATCAAGCACTTGTTTAAGACGTAAACATGGTATTGGTAATAATGAAGCTTTGCCTGAAGTAGGTAAGTTATTAAAAGTAAATTCATACCCAGAACCTTATTGGATACTTCCTATCCAAGGTAAATCAATTCGACTATCAACTAAACAATTATATCAGCAGCAACTACTTGGAGAACAACTGTTAAATTATGATATTGTGTGGAGAACACTTAAACCAAGTAAAAGGGATCCAGATCCGTATAGAGATTGGTTAGAGGAATTGATTGCAAACAAACAAGACATGGAAGGATTTGATGCACATGAAGAGCAATCTGATGTGTTTAATTCTAGAATGTCTAGATTCTTAGAAGATGTTGAGGATACTACTGAGTTTGATCAAATAGATAATGGTAACATTTGGAAAGATGATACTGAAATGAGATTCAAATTAGAAACCTTTAAAAATTTTATGAAAAAAATGGGTTACAATTGGAATGAAAAAGAGTGTACTAAATTTTTAGAATCTGGTGGAGCTAAACCTAAAAAGAAATTTCAAAGTATTGATAGCAGACACTGGCTTGTAGAACTACCTAAACAAACCGAACACAAAAATAAAGATGTCAAATTCGTTAAAGCAAAAGCTGCATGGGAAGACAATTAAGATTTTTGGACCACCAGGCACAGGAAAAACAGAAAATTTACTCAAGCGTGTGCAGCGCTATCTTAAACAAGGATATTCTCCCGATGAGATCTGTTATATATCGTTTACCAACAAAGCAGTTGATGAATGTGTTGCAAGGGTTAGGAAAAGATTCAAAGAATATGACGAAGATGATTTTAAATATTTTAGAACCTTACATTCTTTGGCACGACAACAGTTTGCTGAGATTCCCGTTTTAGATCCTAAAGTCGATATGTTGATGTTTCATACACAGTACGGAACGATCAAAGTTAATTTTAAAGAAGGCCACGATGAACAAAAAGTTTACAACAATTGGTCTTTACAAATATATGATAGAGCTAGAAACATGAAGGTTGATCCTGTGTGGTTATATAAACAGCAGCCAAGAAAAGCGGTGAGGTTGCAGCAATTCAAATCTATTATTGCAGGTTACGAAGAATTTAAAACAATGGAACTGGAAAACGGAAACCGGACAGCGGACAGACTTGATTTTACAGACATGGTACAAAAATTTATTGATGATGGAGTGTCCATACCTTTTAAAGTATTAATGGTTGATGAAGCTCAAGATTTAACACCGTTGCAGTGGGACTTGGTTGTGAAGTTAGCTCAAGCAGTTGAGAGAGTTTATATTGCAGGAGATGATGACCAAGCGATCTACGAATGGAATGGTGCAGAGGTAGAACACTTTCAAACGTTTCCAGGAAGAAAATTAATTTTAAAAAAATCTGTAAGGTTAAATAAAAATATACATTTCTTTTCTAAATGTATTTTAAATTCTATGGGAGACAATCGAGTAGAAAAAGAATTTTATTCTAATGGTAAAGATGGGGCCATTTATAGATGGAATGGATTAAAGAAAGTCCCTTGGGATATGGATGGATCCTGGATGGTATTGGCTAGAATTAATGATGTTAAAAGAGAGCTGCAGCAGGAAGCACGTAATTTATCCTTGTATTATCAAGATGTTAAGGGAAATAAGTCTTTTGATCCGAATCAGTTTGCAGCTATTCAGCATTGGAATAAAATATGTGAAGGTGGAAGTATTACGAGAGACGAAGCTACAGTCATGTATGAGTATTTGTTAAACATAGATCACGGCTACCGGTCAGCGGAAAGTAAAAAGTGGAGCTTTGCTCACCCAAATCAAGTATTTAATTTTGATGAATTACATCTCAGATGTGGTATGAGAGATGAACAAGGTGAATGGGAAGATGCTTTTAAAAGAAAATTTAAAGAAAAAGATAAACAATATTTTAAAAAGCTTATGAAAGAAGGTGTAGACTTATCGCAACCACCGAAGATAATTATTGATACGATACATCAAGTTAAAGGTGGTGAAGCAGATAATGTTGTCCTGGCGAGTAAATGTAACTTTCCATCTCATTATGACAAAAAGAATTTGCAGGATAAAGTAAAAGAACTTAGGGTTTGGTATACAGGTGCGACTAGATCAAAAGGAACGCTGCATTTGTTAGGCACCAATCATCAATACAATTTTCCATTAGGAAAATATTACAAACTATATGAGGCTAACTATGTCAGATAAAGATATGTTTGATGAAGTATTTCCACAAAATAAGCAGATTGGCGGGAATCACTACAAGCAATTTACGATTCAACCTTGGGAATTTATTAGAGTAAATAAATTGAATCCATTGCAAGCAAATATAATTAAATATGTTTGCAGGTATTTAGATAAAGGCAAACCCTTTGAAGATTTAAAAAAAATAAAACATTATTGCGATTTAGAAATAAAACATTTAAGAGACACAGATGCCAAAGTCGGGGACAATAAAAAAAGAAATAAAAGTAGATAAAGTTAAATTTACTTTAGAGATATATCCTGCAAGAGAAGGATGTTCAGGAACTGAGGGTCCTTTTTGGGAAATATTTCCTGAAGATTATCACGCAGCATTATTTGCATTTAGTAATAAACAAAAATTAAATGACTATATTGAAAAAAAATACATCACCAAAGTGTTGTGAGTGTGAAAAAGTTGCGGTTGTAATTGATGAAAAAAAATACTATTGTGCGTTGCATTACTGTTATAAATACAAAATACCTACGTTGAAAAAACAATGAAAGAATTAATAGTTTATCCTTTGTTTTCAAAAATAATGGGAGAGAGTCAAGAAGCCTACGAAATAACAGATGATGAATTAAATTTTATAAAAAATTTAGAAAGAAAAGAGGATGGAAATAACACGGTTACTAAAAATTCGTTTATTTTAGAATTGCCAGAACTTAAAAATCTAAAGATATGGATACAAGAAAATATTGATACATATTTTTATAATGTTTTTAAAATTAAAAATATAAATAAAATTTACATTACACAGTCTTGGTCAAACATAACTAAAAGAGGACAAAGTCACCATCTCCATAACCACCCAAACAGTGTATTAAGTGGAGTTATGCATTTTGATGATGATGATGCAAATTTAACGTTTCATACTTATGAACCACCGTTCATTTTCGATTTTTCATATAGTGAATTCGATCAATTTAATAGTACAAATTGTAGCTTTCCCACTAAAAAAAATAAATTATTTTTATTTTCTTCTAAAATAGATCATAAGGTAGACATGCAAACAAAAAATAAAGAAAGAATGAGTTTGTCTTTTAACACTTGGGTAAAAGGGTTAGTTGGAGAAGATCAGAAAAAAACTTTAACGGAGATATAAAAATGACACATCAACTTAATTTTATTTACAACGATTCTGATTGGGTATGTCCTTCTGAATATCCAGATTTATCTCAAGCAAAAGAAATAGCAATTGACTTAGAGACTAAAGATCCGAACATGAAAACAAAAGGTACAGGTTGGGCTACATTTGATGGTCACATTGTAGGATTTGCAGTAGCAGCATACGATCAACAATGGTACTTTCCTATCTCTCATGATGCGGGTGGTAACATGGATTTAGCTATGACTACTGCTTGGATGCAAGATGTTTTAAAAACTCCAGCAACAAAAATATTTCATAATGCAAGTTATGATGTTGGTTGGTTACTTGTAAATGGTTTTGAGATTAGAGGTAAAATTGTAGATACCATGATTGCTGCAGCGCTTATTAACGAGAATAGATTTAGTTTTAGTTTAAATGCCTGTGCTAAAGATTATTTGGGAGAAATTAAAAACGAAACATTTTTAAATGAAAAAGCAAAAGAATGGGGAATAGATCCTAAAGCAGATTTATGGAAACTGCCCGCAGGTTATGTAGGTTTTTATGCAGAACAAGATGCAGCACTTACATTAAAGCTTTGGCAACGATTTAAAACGGAAATAACTAAACAGAATTTAAATGATGTTTGGGATATGGAGATGGAACTTCTTCCTATCTTAATTGATACAAGAAGAAGAGGAATAAGAGTTGATATTGAAAAAGCTCATGTATTAAAAAAAGAATTTAAAAATAAAGAAAAAGAAGTTTTACATAAGATAAAAAAAGAAACGACTATTGATGTAGATATTTGGGCTGCAAGAAGTGTAGCGCAAGCTTTTGATAGAATAGGTATTGAATACCCACGGACACCGAAAAGCGAAGAGCCAAGCTTTACCCAAAATTGGCTAGTAAATTGTGATAACCCGATAGCGCAACTAATAAGACAAGCAAGAGAAATAAATAAATTCCATTCAACATTCATAGACTCCATTTTAAGATATACCCACAAAGGTAGAATTCATTCTGAGATTAATCAGTTAAGATCTGACCAAGGTGGAACTGTATCAGGACGTTTATCATATTCGAACCCTAATCTTCAACAAATTCCTGCAAGAAACAAAGAGATGGGTGATAAAATTAGAAGCTTGTTCTTACCTGAAGAAGGTAAACAATGGGGTAGCTTTGACTACTCACAACAGGAGCCTAGGCTTGTTGCACATTACTCTGCAGCGCTTAATGATAACTATGCATTAGAGAGTGCTGCGGAGTTTGTAGAAGCTTATCAAAATGAGTCTGCTGACTTCCATCAAATTGTGGCTGATATGGCAGGTATATCTAGAACTCATGCCAAAACTATTAATTTAGGGTTATTTTATGGTATGGGTAAATCTAAATTAGCTAGAGAATTAGGGATTAATAAAGATGATGCTGATAGACTGTTGCAAACTTACAATAGTAGAGTGCCTTTTGTAAAGAAATTAGCTACAGAAGTATCTAACTCTGCATCTAAATATGGCTTTATTCGAACAATAAAGGGTCGTAAATGCCGATTTGACATGTGGGAGCCTGCTACCTTCGGAATGAACAAAGCAATGGACTACGAGGCTGCTAAGGCTCATTACGGCAATAATATTCGTAGAGCCTTCACTTATAAGGCTTTAAATAGATTAATTCAGGGATCTGCAGCTGATCAGACTAAAGAGGCTATGATCCAATGCTATAAAGCAGGGTATAAACCACTGCTGCAAATTCATGACGAATTATGTTTTTCAATCAATAATGAAGATGATATAAAAGGCGTTAAGGAGATAATGGAAAATGCAATCGAAAACCTCAAAGTACCTTTCAAAGTTGATATTGCCCTCGGAAGATCCTGGGGAGAAGCTAAGGAATAATAATTGCGATCACTGTAACAACACTAGAGTTAATCTTGTTGTGGAGGATCTTGAGATTGTTTCGAAGAGTCCTTGTCCTCATTGTTCTCCGACTCCTGATCTTTTTCGTTCTTCTGGTCTTCTGTAGAACTTTTATATTTACTAGGATGTTTCCAAACAAAAGTCATTAATTTAATTTTTGTCTAATGATTTCATCAACTGTGTCCTGGTCAAGCTTCATCCGGATGCCTGCCTTAACTAATTTATATTTTTTAGGATTAGAATGTTTTTCAAATTGTAAAAGAGATGTTATTAATTTTATTGCAGCACTAGTAGGATCATTTTTGTATGGTTCATAACCATGAATGATCATGAGTTTGTGCAGCTCATAGAATTGGCCCCACTTCACAAAGGATTTTTCCCATTGTTTTAATTTTGTTTTAGTCCAAAAGTTTTTAGGTTTTTTTCGGGACATGGGTAGCCTAGAGAATAATTGAAAAAAAATAAAAAGCTAGTTTTTTTTAACTAGCGATATCGTAAAGACCTTTTTTAGCGTCTTCAACACTTTGATCATTAATCTTTTTTTTAAGATCTTTGATCTTTATATCGATCCACTTCATGTCAGTCGTTACTCTGCCCTGTGCCAACGCTTGTGTTGC